TAAAGCGAACGTCTCGAAAACTGCGCTGCTGCAAACTCTGCTGTCAAACTGTGCAGACTCTGGTGTCACGCCACACACACAATGTGTGTTGACACCAGAGTCAGCACTAATTTCGGGATTATCTAGGAATAGCCGTATTAGCTGGGAAACAGCGTAAAAACGGGGGCTTAGGGCCAAAGTGGCGATGACCATAGGGGTAGGTAGCCGAGTTGGCACAAACGCCGAAAAGGGCCGATATCCGGGCCAATGGTGCGCTGCGGGCGGTTTTGCAGGTGCTGATCGGGCGAGCGTTTAACTTACTGTTAAACCATCATTAAAGGGCATTTGGTGGACGTTCGATCTTCCATCTTCAGCGAAATAGACGGGGCGGAACTGGGAACTAAGGTTCCCAGTTGAAAAGCAAGTTCCCAGAACAAGATAAGATAATGATTTGTTTAGTAAAAGTCAGTCCAGCGATAAAGTTAGCCCTGACATATCTGGGAAGCAATTTTCGCGAAGGTAGGGGGCGGGCGGCAATCTACCTCAACTTTGGGGCGGTTCCGCCCAATCCAATAATTCTAGCCTGAGCCCTTCGAACTAGGTTGGATTGAAGCTCATTCGGCGTCGTATCGTGTTCCAGTGACATCAGCGCATCAATCGCGAAGTCGATTGCTTTTTTGGTCTGGCCCTTCGCCTCAGCCACTGACGACTTTTTTAGCAGAAGCTCACAACGCAGTGCATCTTGCTCGACTTGTAAGTCTCGGCCAGCTGCTGAGAAAGACGACACCGCCGGAAATTCTGCAAACAGCTTCATAAGTTTGTCGATTGCAGCGGAGTAGGCAGTCAGACGCCCTGCATCGGCAGACGCCGATGCAGACTTCAACCTTGCACCGGTTGTTATAGAACTCACTGTCTCCAATACCGCAGCGTCGAAACTGGCATCCAGCATGCTGATCGCCTCGCGAGGGTGCATGCCGATTGTTGCTATCCCACGATTGGAATAGGGCTCGAGCGCCTGGCAGCATTGTGCGGCGACGACTAGCCGGGTGAGTATTGTACTTGGGTTTTTGCTTTTTGTCGCTACTGCTATTGATGTTTCATACAGCCTGCAGTTCTGAATTATCGTCGGAAGGTGTTCCGCGTGGCATCGGTCACAAAGACCATTTCCGTCAACCTGCAATAGCCAGCCTGACTTCGCACAATACTTGCAGGTCGCCATCTAAAACTCCCTCATAATTAGCGCCACACATGACCAGACCAGACAACCTGGCCGAGGATGTTGATGCTATCTACTGCTGCGCCAAGTAATATTTCGGGCCGAAAAGTCTGGTTATCTGAATACAGAATGAGCGCTGACGGCTCTTGGCGTTCCAGGCGTTTCACCCGAGCCTCGTCATCCTGCATGAAAGCAAAAATCGGTGGTGCCGCCGGGGTCTTCGACTTCTTTGCGACTGGAACATCTCGCTTGCTGGTATCGATCAGCACCAGGTCGCCGTGCTGTATGCCCGGCGCCATGCTATCACCAGAGACACGCGCCATGGCCGCGTTTTCCGGTTTTAGCCCGATCTTTTGTAGCCACTCGTTGCGAAATACCAAGTGGTCGATGACAGGGGTCTCGCCATTGCTGCTGCCGGGGCCTGCCGATAAATAGGCATCGTGCAGTGGTATCCGCGCGAAATCGGCACCTTCCACCATCACATGTTCCACTGGTGCAGCTGCAGTCTTCGGGCCAATTTGAACATCCAGCCCCAAGGTCGCACAGAGCTTACCCAAGTTCTCTATGGTCGGTGCTGAGCCCCGCTTCATGTTTTGGAGCGCCGATCCATCGTTTTGATTGAATGCACGTCTCCCAACCTCGGCTTGAGACAAGCCGAGCTCAATTCTGCGCGCCTCGATCAAGGCAAATATGGCGGCTGTGCTTAGCTCCATTCTGTAAAAATACACAGATAGGGCTCTGTCGCACAAGATGACCTAATGAATAACAGTTTGTTTCCGTAACTCTGTAAATTTAACTTGATTGACCTCTGTAAGTCTGCATAGAAATGGACATGCAGAACTCAGACCTCTTTACCCTCGCAGAAGCCTATACCGCCCACATCGGGCGAGGGCTCTACACGCTTGCTGATCGAGTGGGCGTGCACAGTCGGTTCTTCAACCGGCTTCAGGCGGGCCATGGCTGTCACGTCGATACGTTCCGGCACGTGATGACTTGGTTCGATGCCAATTGGCCCGGCGACCTTGAGTGGCCGCGCCAAGTTCCCCGTCCCCGCAAATCGAAAAAGGAGGCCGCGTGATGCGCCTATTTCCTCGCCTGCGCCGCAGCGTTGCGCTGTGGATTTGCCCTGAGATTTCCGCCGCCATACGGTCGGATGAGCGCCAGATGCGCGAGCTGCGCATGGCAGCGGGTTTTTTCGACCAAGATGAGGCCAGCGCGCACCGTCGTGCCCGGAAAGCATGGATAGCGGCGCGAATGGCGCAGGTGCAAAGGCCGTCGCTTGGCGACTACCCCCGCATTAGCCTTCCGGGCGTCATGATCAGTCGGGCAGTTGGAGCATTGCTACATCCCATCCAGTTGGCTGGGCCGGAGCTTTTCGAATTGCTTGAGCAACATGTCGAACGGCTCGACGATAAGGCATCCCTTTCACCCCTACAGCGCTGGTCGAAATCTGCAGCGATCTGGCTGCTTCAAGTGCCCAATACCGAGCCTGACACCACAGAAGGCGACGTTCCGGATCGGCCAGCTTGGCTCGCCGCCGCTCTTGGTCTGCCGGGTTCTCACCCAGAAAAACAAACGCTGTCGGCGGCGGGTTTTGCAGCAGCGGAAGCATCCGATCCCAGTTCGCCTCAAGGCTGTCTGCAAGACGCCGCCGCGTCTCCCAATCATAATACTCAAGGAGTTCGTTAGCATGCGCTTCCGCCTCCATTCGGTACCGTTCAAGAAAATCACCTTCCACGCGACACCTCGTCGTTTGGCCAATGCTGCCGACGCTATGCCGCTAGATCATGCCTGTGAAGAAGATTCGCGGATCGGTTTAGCCCGAAGCATCCTGTCCGCTCTGGCGTGGTTTGATGCCCATTGGATTGGCGATCTGATCGGGTCGATCAGCCTGTTTATCCTGTTGTTTGGTGGCCTGTTTATGGGCTGCGGGCTGGGCCTGAAATGAACAGCATGGCCCCGGACACGATCTCGTTCGAGCGCAAGGCCCACGGCCCGCGCGTGGTGTGCCTGGTGCATGGTGCCACGCGGTATGAGGTTGTCGGTTTGGCGAAGATGTCGCCGATTTTTAAGCAGCGCCCGGAGGCAGAAAAGTGGTTGCGGGCAGAGGTGGCAAAGCTGCCGTCTTCGCAGCGCCCACGCGAGCGTGCCTGCCTGTGCTGCAGCCGCACCTTTGTGTCGCAGGGCGCGCATAACCGGATGTGTGACCCCTGCCGCTGGAGTGCCGCTGGCACTGACACCGGCTCGCATCGCTTCATCAGCCCCGGCCGGAGGGGATGAGCATGATCCGCGCCGCCGCCCTTACATCCAAGCGTTTGCAGAGCGTGTTGAAGCTGCTGTCTGACGGTCGCCCGCACACCACCCGAGAGATCGTCCGCAGGGCACGCGTGATGGCGGTGAACGCCTGTGTTTCCGAGCTGCGCCACCACGGCGCTGAGATCATCTGCACCCAGCGTGTTGAGGGTGATCAGCGCCTGTTTTCCTACACCATGATGAAGGCCCCTGTCGTAAAATGACCGAATTAACCCCCACTAGGCCTGTTACGGATGTCCGTATTGCGGATATCGAAATTGGACCGCGTCTGCGGCCTGTGTCCGAGGCCACAGTTAGCGCCCTTGCGCATGTGATTGCAGAGCATGGTTTCACCGTGCCGATCCTTGTGCGGAAGGTGAAGACTACCCTGCGGTTGATCGACGGGGCGCATCGGCTGGCTGCCATGCTCAATCGCGGCGAAGCGCAAATACCTTGCATCATCGTGACCTGCACCGCTGCCGAGGCCCGCGCATTGGAGGCCACTCAGAACCTTGCCGGTGCCAGCCTGTCGCCCTTGGACGATGCGCTGTTTCTGGCGGCCTATAGTGCGAGCTATGAAGAATTGCATCCCGAGACCCGTCGCGGGGCTGCTGGGGCACTCGCCAAGCACGGCCTTGCAACGGAACTTAGTTCCTTTGCAGAAGTGATGGCGGAGAAGCGTTCGATCACCCCGCGTCAGGTAAGAAAGATCGTTGCAGCTGGTCGTTTGATTAGCCGTGAAGAGGCTGACCAGTTGCGCACTGCACCGCGCAAGGTGACGCTGAAAGATATCGAAGAGATCGGCAAGATTGGTGAGGCAGACGAGCGGCGGGCCGTTGTTCTTCGGCTTTCCGTTGGCAATGCCAAGACAGCAGCAGAGGCACGGCGCAGCCTGAAGGCCGAGAACGGTGACGTTAAAGCCGAAGTTAAAGACCCCGTTGAAGCGGCCTTCAACGCGCTGGCGGCGATCTGGTCTCGCGCGCCAATGGCCGCAAAACGGCGCTTCATGCATGAGTTCTCAGATGAGGTTGCCGCCATGGAGGGCCATGGCGAATGACCCAGCTTCTCACCCCTGCGCAGGAATGGTGGACGGCGGAAGAAATCGCCGCTGCTGGCCTGCCGGATCTGCCCAACTCGAAGCGCGGAGTCAATCTACTGGCAGGCCGCTTGCAATGGCGCGGTAATCCCGCGCTGGCGCGTCGGCGCGAGGGGGGCAAGGGTGGTGGCTTTGAATATAGCTGGAAGCTGTTTCCGGCGCGGGCACAGCGCAAGTTGTTGCAGGCGGCATCGGTCGCCATTGCGGCCCCTGCCGCACCCGCAAAGCTGACGCGAGACGAGGCGTGGACGTGGTTCGAGGCCTTGCCGCAGGACGTGAAATCCAAGGCGGAATCGCGGTTGCGGATCATCCAGCAGGTTGAGGCGCTGGAGGCGGTCCAAGGACGCGGTCGGCATATGGCTGTTGTCGATGTGGCCCGCATTTCCGGCGTCGGCGCGCGCACCGTCTGGTCATGGTTCCAGATGATCGAAGGTGTGCGGTCTGATGACCGCATGCCCTATCTTGCCCCCCGCAATCGAGCGGCGGCTGACCGGCAGCGGTCGAAGGACTGCGACCCGGAATTCTTTGACCTGATCGCCAGCGACTATCTGCGTCTGGAGGCCCCGACCTTCAGCGATTGTTACCGCCGAGCCTTGCGGATCGCCAAGAAGAACGACTGGGACACGCTGCCTGAACGCACTATGCGGCGGCGTCTCGATGCGACGGTGTCGATGCCGACCCAAGTCATGCACCGCAAGGGCGGGGATGCGGTCAAGCGCATGTATCCGCCGCAGATGCGCGACAAATCGGCCCTGCACCCGCTGGAAGGCGTTAACGGCGATAACCACCGCATCGACGTGTTCGTGCGCTGGCCCGCGCCGAAGGGCGAAGAGCCCCAGATCGTGCGCCCGCAGCTGATGGTCTGGCAGGATATCTATTCCGGCTTTATCCTTGCATGGCGCTGCGATCTGACCGCGAACTCGACGGCGGTTCTGCTTGCCGCAGGCGACATGATCGAGGCTTGGGGCATCCCCGAACATGTGTTGGTCGACAATGGCCGCGAATTCGCCGCCAAGGCCGTCACCGGCGGGGCATCGACCCGCTTTCGTTTCAAGGTCAAAGAGGACGATGTCCCCGGCCTGTTCGTGAACCTTGGCTGCCAGATCCACTGGGCAACCCCTTACAGCGGCCAATCCAAGCCCATCGAACGGGCGTTCCGCGATTTCTGCCAATCCATCGCCAAAGACCCGCGCTTTGCTGGGGCCTATACGGGCAACAAGCCCGATGCCAAGCCCGAAAACTACGGCTCCAACGCGATCAATCTGGAAGAGTTTCTGGTCGTGGTGGCGGAAGGGATCGAGGAGCATAACACCCGGCAGGGGCGGCGTTCGGAAGTGGCCTTCGGGCGGTCCTTTGCCGATGTTTTCGCCGAAGGCTATGCCACCGCGCCGATCCGCAAGGCGACAGAGGCACAGCGCCGTCTGTGGCTAATGGGTGCCGAGGCCGGACGGGCCAGCGCCACTACGGGCGAGATCAAGTTTCAGGGGAACCGCTTCTGGGAGCCGTGGATGCACGAGCTGGCAGGCAAGCGCGTTATCATCCGCTTCGATCCCGAGGCATTCTGCGACGGGCTGCACGTCTACAGCTCGGACGGGGCCTATCAGGGCTTTGCCCCCTGTATCGAAAAGGCTGGTTTCTTCAACAGCGACGAGGCCCGCGCCCATGCCCGTGCGCGTGGTGCTTGGAGGAAGGCTGTGGCCGCTGAAGGTAAGGCGCTTCGCAAATACAGGGCCTCGGAAATTGGCGCGATGATGAGCGAGTCCGCACCTGTCGCCACGCCGATGATCGAATCCAAAGTGGTCAAGCCGATCTTCGGAAGAGGCAAGGGTGCTGTCGCCGACGATATCGCGACAGCCGCAGCGCCTGCCTACTCGGATGAACGGATCGCGGCGGTTCAGGCCACCATGATCCACCTCGACAGCCACCGTGCGGCACCGGTTGAGGCTGAAGACGAGACCCCGCGCAAGATATTCCAGCGCGCCATCGAGATGGAGCGCCAGCTGGCAGCGGGAGCGGTGCTGACGAAGACCCAGACCCAATGGCTCGCCAGCTACCAGACCACGGCTGACTACATCGCCCAGCGGCTACTGCTGGATGACTACGGCGACACGATTTTCGGATGAGAAAAGCCGCCGTGGGTGAGCAGACCCAACGGCGGCGGGAACAAAATAACAAACTGGAGTTGAAGGATGACAGAGATTGACGCCCCGAGCAACAACGTCGCCCCGCTTGCCAATGTGGCGCGGTTGCAGACGTTGATGGTCACCTTGCAAAACCGGGTCGACGGGCTACCCGGCATGGGCTGCATGTATGGTCCGGCAGGGTTTGGGAAGACGACCGCAGGGGTCTATGTGACCAACCGGTTCCGGGCTTGCCACGTCGAAGCGCTGCCATTTGGCGGGGCCAAGAAACTGCTGGAAATGATCGTGACCGAGTTGGGTCTGCGGCCATCGCGGACGGTGTCCACGCTGTTCGATCAGGCAGCAGATGCACTGGCACGGACGGGCCGTCCGGTGATTATCGACGAGGCTGACCAGATCCTGACCGACCGTATCATCGAGACGGTGCGCCACCTGCATGACAAAACCTTGGTGCCTATCATCTTGATGGGCGAAGAGATGCTGCCACAGAAGCTGCGCCGCTGGGAGCGGGTCAATGGCCGCATTCTTGAATGGGTTGCGGCTGAACCGGCTACCGCCGAGGACGTCAATTTTCTGGCCCCGATCTATGCGCGCGGCTTAACCATCGACCCGGACCTGAAGGGGCGGTTGCTGGCGGCGTCGCATGGCTCGATCCGCAACGTCTCGACCAATCTTGCCAACCTCGCAGCCTTTGCCGCGATCAAGGGTCTGACCCGGATCGGCATGGCAGAGTGGGGCACCAAGGCGTTCCACACCGGCGTCGCGCCTGAAGCGCGGCGGGGCTTGGGGGATAGCACCCCGAGTGTTTCGCGGGTGCGGAGGAGCGCTGCATGAGCCGGAGCTACACCAGCGCCGCCTCCAAAGCGAAGGCAGAGGCCGCTTGGGCCACCGCACAGCGCCTGCAACAGTTTGGGTATGGCGAGTTTTGCCGTGAATTGTCGATCCCGATGGAGTTCGCCACGCACATCGTGCGCGGTTGGGAAGCCGCCGGGAAGGTACGCGTGATCGCAGCCCATGTCGGGACCGCCCGTAAGGTTTACGAGGTCGTGCCCGAGCATGAGATGCGTTTTGTGGCAGTGCCGGGCGACGCCTACGAGCAGATGTGGACCGCGATGCGCAAGCTCAGCGCCTTCAGCCCGGTCGATATCTCGGCGCATTGCGCCACTGTGGTCACCGTCGAAGAGGCCCGCGCTTATTGCCGCCTGCTGATGGCCGCTGGCTACATGCGGGTGATGGGCAAGGCTGTGCCGGGCAAAAAAGAGGCCACCTATCGCCTGTGCAAGATCACTGGCGTCAAAGCTCCCCGCGAAAAGCGGGTGCGCTGCCTGATCGACGAAAACCTAGGCACGATCGCGCCTGTGACGGGAGATGCACAATGAAAGTGACCCCGCTTGATGTCGCACGCGAGGCTTGGGGTGAACCCCTGCCGGATTGGGTTGAGACGTTGGCCATCACCTGCGGTCGCACTTCGCAGGCCAAGGTTGCCAAGGAACTGGACCGGTCTGGCGCGGTGATCAGCCAGGTGCTGCGCAAGGTCTACCCCGCCGACATGGACCGCATCGAAGAGCGTGTGCGCGGCGTGTTCATGAACGGCTTGGTTGCTTGCCCGTCTTTGGGCGAGCTGCCGGTGCAGGCCTGCCAGGACTGGCGCGACAAGGCCACCAAGCTGGAGGTCGGCAACCCGATCCGCACCCGCATGTTCCGGGCCTGCAACCGCTGCCCGCGCTATCTGACGGAGCCGCAAGAATGACCGCCGCTCTGCCGATGCCTCACATCCTTGCCCGCGCCTCGACGGCTTTGGGCAAGGTCGACCTCTACGGTCCGCGCGGTGTGACCATGCTGTCCGTGCACGAAACCGAAGCCATGGCGCTGCTGCTTGCGGTGCTTGGACTTGTCCCCACGCGCCCAGGTGCAGCCGCGCCGGCCGAATATTTCAAACCCGCTTCAAAGGACGCTTAAATGTCGAACTATCCGCCCGCCCATATCCCGACCGGTCGCACCATTGTTGGCGACGTCGAATACCTTCCCGATGCCAAAGGCGCACTGGTGCCTGTCAGCCTGATCAAGCCGACGCATTTGCTGGAAGACGAGTTGGTCCGCAAAGTCATGGGCCATGCTATCGCGCTGTCTGATCAGGTCAGCCGCTTCAAGGAACACACCTTCGATGACCTTGGGGCATTCGAGGCGCTGTTGGCGCAGGAATACGGCAGCACCGTTGGCGGCGCGAAGGGCAACAAAACCCTGAGCACGCATGACGGGCTGTTCAAGGTGTCGGTGCAGGTTGCCGACAACATCGTCTTCGGCTCTGAGCTGCAGATCGCCAAGGGGCTGGTTGACGAGTGCCTGAACGAATGGTCGCAAGGATCGCGCGATGAAATCCGGGCGATCGTTACCCGCGCCTTCAACACCGACAAGGCGGGCCAGATCAACCGCAGCGAAATCTTCATGCTGCTACGGTTGGAAATCACCGACCCGCGCTGGCAGCTGGCCATGAAGGCGATCCGCGATGCGATGCGGGTGGAAGGCTCCAAGACCTATGTGCGCTGTCATCGCCGCGACACCTGCGACAGCGCGTGGCAGGCCGTCTCGATCGATCTGGCGAAGGCGTGATCCGATGCTGTATCTGGAACCGGACGGCCACATGCGCCTGAAATCCTTCAGTTCGTCCAGTCGAGGCGACAAGGCGCTGATCAAGATCGAGGTCGAAGTCAGTGAGCTACGCGAGATGGGCTATGCCTTGTCGCGCCTGCAGCGCCAGATGGAGGAGCAAAAGGCTGCTGACCTTGCCAAGCGCGAAGCCGCGAAAAAGCGCCCGAAGCTGCTGGCATTGCCCAAGCCGGAGGCCGTGTGATGGATTACGCCAATCTCAAACCGACGACCCTTTCCGGGATCAAGCAGCTGGCAAAGCGGCTGAAGAAGCGCGACGGCATCGCCCATGCCAAGGCGCTGGAAGCCGCAGCGCAACAGGCAGGATATCCTTCCTATCAGGCAGCCCATGACGATCTGCCAGAGCAGGACGAATACGATGTCCTGCCGGGCAGTGCGCTTGGCGACGCTCTGGGGGGCTGGTGATGGCTGTCGCGATTTACGTCACCCCCGAAGAACTGGCCGAGGCGATGGACCAAGAGCCGAGCGAGTTGGTCCAGTTGCTCTCCAACCTCGCATCCATTCATGAAAATGACCCTATCGAACGGATCGACTTCTTCAACATGCTGGTAGACGAGGCTCGGTCGCATGACTGCGTCCGCGTCCTGACGGAGTTCTTCAGCGGCGCGTTGGAGGCCTTATCGGCCACGAACAAAGGGGTGGTGTGATGGTCGCCTACAGCTTCAACGCACGGTTTGAGGTTGCCGTCCGCGAGGGGTGGAAGACCCAGACCATTCGCAGTGTCCGGAAGCGCCATGCCAAGCCGGGCGAAATGCTGCAACTTTTTTGCGGCATGCGGACCCGCCACTGTCGGAAGATTGTCTCTGATGTCCGCTGCACCGAAGTCATCGCAGTCGAGATCAGGTTCAGGCCATCCGGTATGATCGAGGCCATTTTCACCGATCAGGTGCCGGTAATGGACCTTGAGGCGTTTGCGATCCGCGATGGCTTTACCGACCTGTCGCAGATGTCGGCGTTCTGGCGGCAGGCCCACGGCAAGCAAGAGGCATTTCATGGGGTGCTGATCGAATGGGCTGCCCCGCGTCCCGGCGATTCTGAATGACCGCCGTCGCCCTCATCAGCGCCCCGTTGCTGTCGGTTGAGCGCCGCGCGCGCGGCGTGGTGTTGGGCGCGGCGGATGGCAACATCAACGGCATTCCATTGGCCGTGACCATCACTGCGGGCGAAATCCACATCGGTTGGGTCGACCGCTCGGGACCGGCGTTTGTGATCGAGCTGAACCAGCTGGTTAAAGCCGCCGTCACCGAAATTGAAATCCTTCTTGGCCAGCGAAAGGCAGACCTATGACCGCCAACACTGTTCTGAAGACGATCCATGTCGCGGTCCGCGATCTAGGCATGGATGCCGAAACCCGCCGCGATTTGCAGCTGCTGGTCACGGGCAAGGACAGCCTGAAGGATATGACCGCCGCCGAGCAGCTGGCGGTGCTGGACGCACTGAAAGAGCGGGGCTTCAAGCCGTCGGCAGGTAAAGCCAGCCGGACCCAGCGCCGCCCAGCGACACGCGGCGATATCCGGTTTTGCCACGTGCTTTGGGGCAAGCTGGTGCGGGCAGGCGTTGTCGAACTGCCCGGAGCGGCTGGGCTGAATGCATTCATCCGCGCTCGATTCGAAAAAGCTTGGGGTGCTGTTCCGTTCGACATCGACGGCCTGCGCGACTGGCAGCAGATCGCCACGGTGATCGAGGCGCTGAAAGCCATATGCAACCGTGCAGGGATCGAACTCTGATGAAGGTTTCCAGCGTCCGTGTCACCGATCATGCCGTGCTGCGTTACCTTGAGCGCATCGGCGGATTCGAGATTGAAAAGCTGCGCCAAGAGATCGCAGCGCGGGTCGCGCAAAGTGTGATGCGTGGCCAGCACACCGTGCTAATCGACGGCCACCGCTTCGTGCTCAAAGAAGCCGCCGACAACACGTCGGGGCTGGTAGTTGCGACGGTGCTGGAGGCTGGCGACCGGTCACTGGTGTGGACGGACCGCAAATGAACTGGCGAGGCAATGATCAGACATTGATGATGCTCGGGGGTGGCCCGTGACCATCCCGAACATCCCGCGCCCACCAGCGCATCTGGACACATATGTAAACGCCCTTGGAGCCGAACTCGCCGTTCGGTTCCTTTTGGCATTCGGGGGGGCCGATTTCTACGTCGCCAAAGACCCCAAGGGCGGCTCGAAAGCAGTTGATGTCATCGGCTTGGACGGGCTGCGGGCGCTTGCCCTGTCGCATGGCGGCTGCATCGTTCGGGTGCCGACGGCAAAGCCATGGATCGCCCGGTATCTGCACGAGGTCGAGGGCCTGCCGAAGGCGGATATTTGCCGCACCCTGCACGCGACGGAACCCAGCGTTAAACGCTGGCTTGAAGATGGCGGTAAACGCGCCTGGATCGACCCGCGTCAGCACTCGCTGTTCTGATCCTCCCCATACCGTTTACGCTGAAACGACCCCCCCTGAGCATTGCAAACTGAACGGGTAATCGCGGGCGCGCCCGCAATCCCCGAGGATCAGTCATGCAAACCAGCGCCCAAGGTGTAGCCGCCCTCGAGCTTGAAGAGGGTGTCGTCTTGCGCGCCTATCTTGACGTGACTGGCCATTGGACCATTGGTCCGGGCTTGACCGCCGCATCGGGTGTTGTGCGCCCGAAGGCGGGCATGGTCATCAGCGCCGCCGAAGCGACGAACTTGATGCAACGGGCACTGCGCGAGAAGTATGAACCCGCTGTTGAGGTCGCGATGTCGCGCATCAGCTACGGCGGTGCAGCGGTCGAGCGCCCCAAGCAGCACGAGTTTGATGCTGGCATTTCATTCCACTGGAACACGGGCGCAATCAAATCGGCATCTTGGGTCAAGCTTTGGTTGGCCAAGGTTGGGCGGAAAGACATCGCCATGAGCCTGATGCAATGGAACAAGAGTGATGGCAAAGTCCTGCCCAGTCTGACAACGCGCCGCGAACGCGAAGCCGCAATGCTTTTCGATCGTACCTATCGCTCTGCAACCCCTTCCTCTGTGCCGTCCCCTATGTTTGCCCGCTGGGGCATCCCCCTGACATCGACTGAAAAGGCTGCGGCCCGCGAGGCGCTGCTATCGCTGGGCTATCAGCCAGGTCCAATGCTGGATTCGGTGTTGAAAGATGCCGTCATGCGCTTCCAGGGCGATCATGGCCTGACCGTGGATGGCGTCATTGGCCGCGCCACGCTGACGACGCTGCAGCGCCGCCTGAATGCGCGCTCGGAAGCGAAGGTCAGCGGAACTGCAGGCGCTGCAACGAGTGCCGCTGCTGCGATGCCTGCGGGCCAATCCGATATCACCGATCAGCTGCTGTCGATCCCCTATGCCCAGACCGCGCTCGCCGTAGCCGGGGTCTGCATCGGGGTCGCTTACCTTTACCGGCACCGCGACACCGTCGCCGCCAAATTGAACCGCATTTCGCCGCGCGTCGCGGCGTTCCTTCGGAGTTTCTGATGTCCGTAATTTTGCTAGACCTTGCCGTCAAAGCAGGCATGCCGATGGTTGAAAAGATCATCGGCAAAAAGCTGGGCGACCGCGACGGCGCTTTGGTCGCCCAAGTGGTGCAGGCCATCGCGACACGCGCCGGTGTCAGCGTCGATAAGGTCGAGACCATGGCGACCGAAACGCCAGGTCGGGTCATTGATGCTATGCGCGAGGTCGAGCGGGCCGCGCCTGACATGGTCGCCGCCTATGATCGCGACCTGCAACTGCAGTTGGCGACGCTGGCCGCTGAGCAGGATGAGCCGCTCTGGGCGCGGGCATGGCGCCCGCTGGGCATGTATCTGATCGGGCTGTTGTGGCTCTGGAACTCGATTGTTCTGCACGTCGCTAACGCCGTCTGGCGCATTGCCCTGCCGCCAATGCCGTTCAACGACCTGATCCAGTTAAGCGGGCTTTATATGGGCCTTTATATGGGCGGTCACACGATCAAAGACGTGGTCGGGAAGTGGGTGGGCAAATGACGGTGGCCAATGAGATCGTGCAAACCGTTGCGGCAAGCCCTGCCGACACATCCGTCCAGGTGCTGAACCTTTGGGCGCTGGTCATGTTGACCTTCACGAACCTTGGCGTCGTGCTCTGGAACATCTTCAGTGGCCCGTCGAAGCGGAACGCGGCCAAGCTGGACCAGCATGCCAGCATGATCGAAGGGCAGGGCCAACGGCTGAGCAGCCTTGAGCAGGCGCAGAAGTCGATGCCGTCCAAGGAAGACGTGCACCGGATCGCGCTGACCATGGTCGAGATGCAGGGCGACGTAAAAGCCATGCGGGCCGAGATGGAGGGCAACATGGGCATCATGGAACGCCTCGAAGCCGTGGTGAGCCGCCACGAAAACCACCTGTTGAAGGGCTGACCGATGGCCTACGAAGACGATATCCGCGCCGATGCTCGCCTGGTCATTTTGAAGGCTCTGGCCGCTCAGATAGATGAACGGCTGCATACCGGTTTCATCCAGAAAGAACTGTACAACAAAGTCGGCATCGACCGCCCACGCGCATGGCTGCATGGCGAGCTGGACTGGTTGGCCGAAATGGGCGCTGTCACGCTGATGAAGCCTGACGGGAGTTCGGTCTGGATTGCGACCCTGACAGAAAAGGGTGCCCGCCATTTGCGCCGCACCATCACAATTGAGGGTATCGACCGCCCCAGCCGTCCGGGAGAATGATCCATGGGCCGTGGGCGTCTTTCCTCATTTGATCTTTTGCCAACGGAAGCCGAAGGGATCGTCGCTTGGGCGGCGGCAGAGCTTGCCGACCGGGAAAAGACCCAGACCGACATCTATGCCGAGTTCGTGGGCAAGTGCGAAGCCTTGATGGCCGAGCACCGCGGTGAACTTGAATTCGACATTCCGGCCTTCTCCAGCTTCAACCGCTATTCGATCCGGCAGGCGCGCTTATCCAAGCGGCTGACCGAAACCCGCGAGATCGTGGCAGTGCTTGCCCAGAAGCATGATGCCAAGGCCAGCGACGATCTGACCATCATCGCGGGCGAGATGATCAAGTCGGTCGTTCTGCACATGCTGGGCGACGGCGCTGATGGCGTGGCCCCGAAAGAGCTTAAGGCCCTGGCCGATGCGTTCCGTGCGGCGCAGGCGGCTCAGAATATGTCTAGCGACCGTCGCGCCAAGGAAGACGCCAAGCTGGCTGAGCGCGTGACCGAGGCCGTGGACACCGTCGCCAAGGCGGCGGGCATGACCAAAGAGACCGCAGAGAAGATCAAGTCCGAAATCTTGGGGGTGCAGGCATGACCGATGCGACCGTAGCCTACAACGTCACCGCCGCCGAGTTGCGCCAGTTCATTGAACGTGCCGAGCAGCTTGAAGCCGAGAAGAAGAGCCTCGGCGAGCAAGAAAAGGAGTTGTTCGCCGAGGCCAAGGCTCGGGGCTACGACACCAAGGTCATGCGCCGGGTCATCGCCCTGCGCAAACGCAAGCCCGATGAGATCGCCGAAGAAGAGGCGATTATCGAAATGTATAAATCAGCTTTGGGGATGCAATGATGGCCCGTTTTCGTAAGAAGCCTGTCGTGATCGATGCCGTACAATGGTTCAAAGATGGCGACCATCCCGCCGTCGAGAGCCGTACTCCCAAGATCATCTTTGACCGTGCCGGGAACTATTTCTACGTCGTGCGCTATGATGCGCTCCAGCTGTCGCGGTGGTGGCTGGCCGTGGACCCAGTTGGCTGGATGGCTCAAAAGTATGGCGCCGTGCTGCCCTTTGCCTTCTACGACGTCAAGAGCGGCGAAGAGGTTCCCGTATCCGATCGGCCTGACCTGCTGTCGTTGTATTCCAAGCGGTCGGGATGGACCACTGATCCGATCGCCATGGGCTATGTGAAGACGCTGGAAGGTGGCCATCTCGTCACGCCAGGTGACTGGATCATCACGGGCGTGAAGGGGGAACATTACCCCTGCAAGCCTGACATCTTCGCCCAAACCTATGAATCGGCATGACGATGTTTCGGCGGAGAGACACTGACGGCATTGCCACGGTGGTTGCCGCTGCTTTGGTGATCATATTGGTCTGCGCCGCCTTTGCAGTGGCAGTAAGACTGGACAATCGCCAGCTGCGGCTGATCACATCTGGCAAGTGCCATGCTATCGCCGAGGCGCTCTACACCCCACCGCCGTCTGCGCATTCGAACTGCTATGGCGATGCCGCAACCCGTCATTGCACCACCTTCTACAGCCAGCCCGATCCCTACCTGCGCACGCTTTATCGCTGCAGCGATCCCGACAAGGGCGGCAAGCGCACGGAGTTCTGGCGTAGGTCAACAGATGGGGTCGGGCAATGAGCAAGATGCTGACTGCCGCCGAGTGGGAAAAGCAGCGCCAAGAGGCGATGGCTGCGATGCCTGCGGTCATTGCCGAGGTTGGCTTGCCCAAGGTGCTGCTGCCTTATCAGGCGCGCACCGTGTCTTTGCTCGACGGAACCTGTCCGGTCCTCTTTGTTGAAAAGTCCCGCCGGATCGGCCTGACTTGGGGCCTTGCCGCCTATGCCGCCCTGCGCGCCGGTCGCCAGAAGAAGGCGGGCGGCATGGACGTGATGTATATCTCGTATTCCCGCGAGATGACGCGCGAGTTCATCGACGCCTGCGCGATGTGGGCACGGGCCTTTGACGTCGCGGCGGGCGAGGTCGAAGAGACTCTGTTTGACCAGGATGATGCCGACAAGGCGATCAACGCCTTTCGGATCAAGTTTGCCTCTGGCTTCGAGATCATGGCGCTGTCGTCGGCCCCGCGCGGGCTGCGCGGCAAGCAGGGCGTGATCATCATCGACGAAGCTGCCTTCGTGGATAGCCTTGCCGAGCTGCTGAAGGCGGCGCTTGCCTTCCTGATGTGGGGCGGTCAGGTCGTGGTCTGCTCGACCCATGACGGGGCAGACAACGAGTTCAACTCGAAGATCCAAGACATTCTGGCCGAGCGGTCCAAGTACCAGCATGTCCGCATCGATTTTGACCAGGCATTGCGCGAGGGCCTGTACCAGCGCATCTGTCTGGTGACCGGCAAAGAATGGACGGCGGCGGGCGAGGCGGCTTGGCGTCAGGACATCATCGATTTTTATGCCGACGGCGCGGACGAGGAATTGTTCTGTATCCCCTCGATGTCGTCAGGATCGTGGCTGACTGCGCCGCTGATTGAAGCGCGCATGACGGTCGAGACTCCGGTGCTGCGTCTTGAACTGCCGCCCGACTATCTGTTCCGGCACCGATTGGAGCAGGCCTCGCTGATGGCCCCGTTTCTGAGCGACCTGAAGGCGCAATTGGCCGCGATCGACCTGAAGCCGCAGTTCGCCTTTGGGTCTGACTTTGCCCGCAACGTCGACCTGACAACCGGGTCTTTAATGGCCATTGAACAGCGCCTTAAACGCCGCGAAGTGCTGGCCTATGAACTGCGAAACGTGCCGGGTGATGAGCAGAAGCTGATTGCGAAAACCGTGCTTGAAGCGGTGCGCAATCGCTTGGTCGGCGCGGCCTTTGACGCGACCGGCATGGGCTGGACCGTGGCCGAGGATATGGGCCGCATTTTCGGCCTGCGCGTGGATGATGATAGCCCCGGCATCGTGATGGCGGTGAAGTTCTCGGAAGAGTGGTACCGCATCCATATGCCGCCACTGAAGGCCGCATTTGAAGACGACGCGATCGCGCTAATCAAGGACGCGGACCACCTGAGCGACCTGCGTGCCGTGAAGCTGGTGCGCGGCATCGCCCGTGTGCCCACCCTTCGCGAAGGCGAGACCGGCAAGAAGCGGCACGGCGACCATGCGATTGCCGTGGCGCTGGCCCACTTTGCCAGCCGGACGCGGTTTGTCGAATACGGCTATCAGCCGGTCGTGCCGGAAACGTCGAACGCCTTTGGCGATCAGAGTTCGGATGACGGGGCATGGTGGACACCGCCGCTTGGGGCGCAGCTGCGCGGCAGATTGTAAGGAGTAGCGCTATGGCGGTAATTTATGGTGCGGATGGTCAACCGATCGACCGGTCGAAACTGAAGGCGGAAATCGCCACGGCAAAGATCGGTACAGTGCGATCCCCAATGTCTGGCTATCCGGCGGACGGACTTAATCCGGCACGGTTGGCGATGATTTTGCGCGAGGCGGATGCGGGCCACCCCATCCGGATGATGGAACTCTTCGAACTGATCGAAGAGCGCGATGCCCATTACGTCGGGGTGCTGGGGACGCGCCGCCGATCGGTCAGCCAAATTCCGATCACTGTAGAGGCCGCATCAGATGACCCAGAGGACGAAGCCCGCGCCCAGATGGTGCGCGACTGGTTGCGCCGCGACGAGTTGACCGAAGAGGTCTTCAACATTCTGGACTGCATCGGCAAAGGCTATTCGTTCACAGAAATCATCTGGGACACATCTGAAGGCCAATGGATGCCGCGCGAGTTGAAGCGGCGCGACCAAAGGTGGTTCCGCTTTGATCGGTTGAGCCTTGAACAGCCGATGATGATCACTGGGTCGCTGCAGGAAGAGCCCTTGCCCTGGGCGAAGTTCATCTATGCCTCCATCGCCGCGAAAAGCGGTCTGACACTGCGTTCGGGCCTGACCCGCATCGCGGCTTGGGGGTGGATGTTCAAAGCCTACACCCAACGCGACTGGGCGATATTTACCCAGACCTATGGCCAGCCGGTGCGCTTGGGCAAGTTTGCCCCGGGTGCAAGCGAAGAAGATAAGGCCACCTTGTTCCGTGCCGTTGCCAGTATCGCAGGCGATTGCGCCGCCATTATCCCCGAGGGCATGAGCATCGAGTTTGTCGAGTCGGGCAATGTCGGCGCGGCGCACCAGCTTTACAAAGAGCGGGCCGACTGGATCGACCAGCAGATATCGAAGGCGGTGTTAGGGCAGACCGCAACCACCGACGCCGTTGTCGGCGGCCTCGGGTCTGGCAAAGAGCATCGTGCGGTTCAAAAGGACATTGAGACCGCCGATGCGAAGGCGCTAGCGGCCATCCTCAATCGCGATCTGATCCGGCCATGGATGCAGCTGAATTTCGGGCCGCTGCGGCGCTATCCGCGTCTGGTCATCGAACAGCCCGAGCAAGAAGACCTGAAGGCATTTTCGGAGGCGATTGTCCCGATGATCGATCGGGGCTTGGAAGTCGAACAGTCGGTCATCCTGAGCCGCTTTGGCGTGGCCGAAGCCCGTCCGGGGGCAAAATTGCTCCGTCCGCAGTCTGCGGGCGCGTCAGCCTCGGGGCAAACGCCCCCCAATTCGGAAATTAAACGCAATCTAGGCGTTTTTAAACGGGTCGGCGCGGTTTCAGACACATCGACCGCCCTGCAAGCCGAAGGCGCTCCAGCGGCCAAAAAACAGGGGGGGTCTGTCGAGGACGCTCTGACCGACCGGATGCAGGTCGAGGCCGCCGCTCCGATGGAAGCGATGCTGGCGCAGATCGAGGCGATGGTGGGGGCTGCGGGCAGTCTGGAAGAACTGCGGCAGATGCTGCTGACGGGCTTTCCCGATCTTGATGCGACTGACCTCACCGCAGTGCTGGCCTTGGGGTTGGTGGCGGCAAATGCCGGGGGGCGAGTTGCAGCCTCGGAGGATGCGGTGTGAGCAAGCTGCTTGCGATCTTCGGGAAGCCGTTCAAGTTTCAGGTGGCGGCATTCCGGCTGCGACTGGCCGAGCTGAAGGCCACGACCGGCTGGGACAAGGAGGTCTGGCAGGCCGAACACGACCGCGCCTTCATGGTGGCGGGTGCAATCCGAGCTGACGTACTCGCGGATCTGGCTGCAGCTGTCGACAAGGCAATTTCGCAAGGCACCACGCTGGAAACCTTTCGCAAGGACTTTCGAAAGATCGTTGCCGAGAAGGGTTGGCAGATTTCGCCTGCCGGTCAGGGCACAAAAGGCGGCGAGGCGTGGCGCACCAAGGTCATCTACAAGACCAACCTCTCGACCAGTTATGCGGCGGGCCGCTTTGCGCAGCTGAAACAGGGAGGCTATCCGTTCCTGGTCTATCGCCATGGCGCAGCGATTGAGCCACGCGTCCAACACCTCGCATGGGACGGGCTTGTATTGCCAGCCGATCACCCGTTCTGGCGAACGCACTGCCCGCCAAACGGCTGGGGCTGTACTTGCTACATTACGGGTGCTCGATCGAAGGAAGCGGCTCGGCGTGTTGGCGGTGATCCGGCAAAGAGCTTGCCCGATGGCTGGCAAGCCCCCGATCCCAAGACCGGCGCGCCAGTCGGCATCGATCGTGGCTGGGATTATGCGCCGGGTGCCAGTGCTGCAGAGGACATAGGCGCTCTGGCGGCAAAGCCATTGAATTGGGATTTCAACTTGGCAGTTGCCTATATGAAGTCGCTTCCTGCAACCAACCGCGATCTGTTTTCGCAGTCCTATCGGGGCCTGCCGAGCTTCAAGGCCATGATGCGCCGCTATGTTGAAAGGATCGCTTCCGGCACCGCAGATTCGAGCGCTGATTTGCCGGAACTCAAGACGCTTGGCCTTGCCAGCGACAAGTTGCGCGAACAAATCCTTCGCCTGGTCGGCAAGGAGAATACGCCCGATCTTTTCGACTTTATCGTTGATCAGAGCGCTATTCGGCATGTCTTTGATCGGCATACCAATGCCAAGATCGAACTGTCACGCGGTCAGCGCCCCGTCATTGCTGACGATTTTGCCCGACTTGGTGAAGCGATCAACGCCCCTGATGTACTCAAGCGGGGTGATCCGATGGTGGGTCATCCGCAGGTCATCGTGATCGAAAAGCAATTTGGCAGCGAACGGTTGATCACGGTTTTTGAAGTCCGTGCCCGTCGCCGCAGAATTGCGCTGGTATCTCTGTGGGTGGAAATCAATGCTGGCGCGCCCCCAACCATTACGCCCTAGACGTACATACAGCCGATCTGCAGCGGTCAGTGTCTCGCACCAGCAAGGAAAATGTAGCCATGTTCACCGTAGAACTCAAGTCTGAGGCCGTAACCGAGGCATTGACGCGCGCTGTTGCGCAGCTGGACGACATGACGCCGTTGATGACGGACATCGGCGAAATCCTGATCGCCTCTACCAAAGCACGCTTTCCCACTGGCGAGGCCCCCGATGGATCAAAGTGGAAAGCAAAGTCGCAGACCACGTTGAATGCCTATGGTGCGCGCAAATCGAACCGGACGGATGTTCGTCCGCTTTTCGGCCCATCTGGAATGCTGTCGTCGCAGATATTTTCCGATCCCAGCGCCGACCAGGTCGAAATTGGTTCAAACCGGGTTTACGCCGCGATGATGCAGTTTGGCGGCACCAAAGCTCAGTTCCCAAACCTTTGGGGTGATATCCCAGCGCGCCCGTTCTTGGGGATCAGCGCCGAAGATGAGGCAAACATTACCGCGCAGATTGCGGATTACCTGACCGAAGCCTTTCAGCCTTGATCTAGGGCTGCGGCTCTCCCCATACCGTTGCTGATGTTTTGACATCGATGGCCGCCGCAATATGGCGGCATGACAAAACCCGCCACTCATACCGCCCTTTGCGCGGCCCAGCCGCTCCCCGAAACCGGGGTGCCGGAATGGGTCCACCTGTTGCCAGCTGCTGGCGGCACGGTCACCACCCATGACGGGCGTGGCCCGTATAAGGTCACTGATCCGGCTGCAATCATCGCGGCTTCAATGCATTCGGACAGCCGCGACGGCAACGGTCTGATCATCGATGAGAACCACTCGACCGATATGGCTGCCCCGCTTGGGTTGCCGTCACCGGCGCGGGGGCACATCGTTGAGATGGAAGTGCGGGCCGACGGCATCTGGGGCAAATCCGAATGGGGCCAAACTGGCATCGCCCTGCTTTCGGAGCGTGCCTATCGCGGCATTTCGCCCGTCATCACCTATCGCGCCGATGGCACCGTGCTGCGCATCGCGCGGGCATCCCTTGTCAACTACCCCAACCTGCGCGGCCTCGTCGCGCTCAACTCGGAGTCCATGATGGATCTGAAGCAGCTGGCTATGGCCTTGGGCCTCGCCGAAACCGCGACGATGGAGGACATCATCGCGGCTGTTGAAAAACTGAAGGGCGGTGCCACTGAGGCCGAAACTGCCCTGCAGTCCGAAATCGGCGGCATTCTTGGCGTCTCGGGCGACCGCGCAGCCTTGGTTGCCGCAGTGCGCCTTGCCGCCAATGGCAAGAACGAGATGATCGCGATGCATGCGCAAATGACGGCGCAGGCGGCTGATCTGAAAGCCCTGAAGGACGCGAATACGCGGGCAGCTTCGGAAGCCTATATCGACGGCCAGCTCTCGCAAAAGCGCATGGGCCTCAACGCCACCAATCGCGCCGAGTTCGTCGCTCTGCACATGTCGCAGCCCGAAAGCTGCCGCAAGATCGTCGAAGGCATGCCCTTGGGCAGCGAAACCCACACCAGCCGCACTCCGACCGGGACCGAAGGCGATGCGCTGCTGTCCCTGAATGCCGAGCAGCAGGGCCGGGTGCTGCATGACAAGGCAATCGCCTTCCAAGCCGAACAGCGCGCGAAGGGCATTCAGGTGCCGCTGTTTGACGCAATCACCAAAGTGAAAAAGGAGCTGCGACTGTGATTCCGACACTGACCCGGGCCTATGAGGCCTCCGCCGCCTTGGCCGCGTTCAAGATTGCCAAGTTTTCTGACGTGGCGGCCACGTCCAAGATCGCGCCCGCCGCTGCAAACACCGATCCGCTGATGGGGGTGAACGGCTCTATGGCCGCCGCCATCGGCGATATGGCTGACGTCGTCCAGCACGGCATCGGTCTGGTGGTGCTGGGCGGCACCGTCACTGCCGGGGCTGAGTTGACCTCGGACGCAAGCGGCGCAGCAATCGCCGCAGTGCCGACCGCTGGTGTCTTCATGTCGGTTGTCGGCAAGGCTCTCGCCCCCGGTGTCGCCGGTGATGTCATCGAAGTTCTCATCTCGCCGCGCGCCTTCTATCGCGGCGCTTGACCCCACCTGATCGCAAGAGGTTTTTATGGCCACGTCACGTCCCTTTATCGTCGATGCCACGCTCACTGCCGTCGCAATCGGCTACAAGAACGGCTCCGCTATGCGGATCGCCGACCAGGTGCTGCCGCGCCTTCCCGTTTCGAACGAAAAGTTCAAATACACCGTCTACCCGATCTCGGAGGCGTTCAACACGCCCGACGCTCGCGTTGGTCGCAAGGGCGCGGTCAAGCAGCTGGAGTTCACCGGCACTGAAGTGACCTCGGATGTGGTCGATTACGGTTTGGATAGCCCGATTCCGCAGTCGGACATCGATGTGGCAACCGCAGCCCGTGCCGAAGGCCGCACGGTTTTCGATCCTGAAGCGCGCGCGACTGAGATGCTGACGGAAACCATCGAAAACATCCGCGAATTGCGGGTTGCCCAGACGGTGTTTTCGCTGGGCAGCTATGCCGCCACGCGCCGCACTACGCTGTCGGGCACCTCGCAGTTTTCGGACTACGCAAACTCCGACCCGATTGGTGTTTTGGCTGCGGGGATGGACGCGACCTTGGTCTATCGCCCCAACACGGTTGTCATGGGCCGTGAGGTCTGGACCAAGATTTCTTCGCACCCGAAAATCGTCAACGCAGTCAAGGGCAACGTGACCAACGCGGGCCGCGTCACCATCGATCAGTTCCGCGAACTGCTTTCGGGCGACGGGATCACTGATGTGCTGGTTGGAGACGCTTGGACCAACACCGCCAAGCAAGGCCAGTCGGCATCGTTGGCGCGGGCATGGGGCAAGCATATCTCGCTCTTGTACCTCAATCCGCTGGCGTCGGTCGAACAAGGCGGCATCACCTTTGGCTTTACGGCCCAGTTCGGTGACCGTTTGGCGGGCCGCATCGAAGACCCCGATATCGGGCTGCAGGGCGGCTTCCGCATCCGGACCGGTGAGCGTGTGCGCGAACTGATCAGCGCACAGGACGTCGGCTACTTCGTCCAGAACGCCGTCGCCTAACGCGTTTAGGGCAGTCGGTTTTACCAGAGGCGGCGGACAGCAAGGTACGCCGCCTTCATAAAGCCAACCACGGAGAACCCCAAAATGGCCAAGAAGCCCACCCCCGCGACCGAAGAGGACGTGATCGTCGAAGTCATCGATTCACTGAACCGCGATGGCGAGTCCTTTGCCCCAGGTGATCCGGCATCCATGCCGCTCGCCGAAGCTCTCAAGCTGCGCGCCTTGGGCGTCGTCAGCTTTGAGGATGCGGCACCCACCGCCTGAAATACCGCGCGAAAGGATCAATCGCGAGGCTGCGGAACCACCGGCACAGCAGAGGCCGCCGCAGCTGATCCGAGTAGGCCCTCCCACGGGCGTGAGTGGGTGCGACGGGGCAGCGTGACCGTGACAGGCCGGAGAGACGGTCACCCATTTAAAGGACGCTTCAATGACCTATTCCAGCCTTCAGATACTCTTGGATCGCGTAGGTGAGGCAACTCTGGTTGCCCTGACTGATCGCTCCGAGGTGCCGCTGGGCGTCGTTGATGCGGATGTGCTGGCCCGTGCGTTGGCCGATGCTGACGCGGTCGTGGATGGCTATCTTGCTGCCCGCTACAAGCTGCCGCTGACATCAACGCCCGCCCTGATCGCCGATCTTGCGACTGCCATCAGCCTTTGGCGGCTGCACACCAGCACCCCCGAAGACAAGGTCAAGTTGGACTATGACGCAGCGATGAAGACGTTGCGCGATATCGCCCAGGGCGTGATCCGTATCCCGGACGCGGCGGGCGTTGATGCAACGCCGTCAGGCGCGCAAGGTGTGCAGTTCATCGACCGCGAGCGTCCGTTTACCCCTGAGAACATGACGGGGTTCATCTGATGTTGGATGCTTCCGCGATCATCGCCCAGCTGAAGGCCACAGTGCCGGGCCTGCGCTCGGTCGAAGGCGCGCTGGAGCTTGCAGCATTGATGGATGCCAAGACGCCGATGGCAGCGGGCAAGCCCTTTGCGCATGTGGTGCCGCTTGGTTTGCGCGGTGGCCGCGCAGACGCGGCCAGCGGCATGTTCCTTCAGGACGTGGTGGCGACCTTTGGCGTGTTCCTGACCTTCCCCGCACCTGCGGGCCCCGCAACCGGATCGCGGGTGATGAGCCAGATCGAACCGGTGGTTGTCCAGGTGCTGGACGCGCTGGCGGGCTGGGGGCCGATTGAGAGTCCGGGTGTGCTGATCCTGACCCGCGCCGCGCTGCAAAACTTCCGGCCCGGTGCCGCCGTCTACGTCATCGAATTTGCCCTGTCCGATCAACTGAGGATCACCCGATGAGCCGCAAGCCTGTCGAAGCAGCATCGCTGCCCGAAACCATCCCGCCGCTGCCGTCCGAGGGCGGCTGCTTTGTCATCGACGCCAATGGCGCGCTGCAAAAGGTCGCCTCGTCGGCCCCCACCCCTGAAATCGCCCCTGAACCGGAGGCTTAAATGTCGATTTTCTTCCGCACCAAAGTTCTGCTCGCCAAGATCGAAACCACCTATGGCGTTGATCCGACCCCAACCGGCGCTGCCGATGCGGTGCTGGGCAAGGACGTCAAAATTTCGCCGATGGAGGGGCAGGATATCAGCCGCGAGCTCGACTTGGCCTTTATGGGGGCAGAGCCGACGATTCCGGCCAATACCTTCGCCAAGATCAGCTTCAAAGTGGAGTTGTCACCGAACGGCGCTGCGGGTGTTGCGCCCGCTTGGGGGCCGCTGCTGCGGGCCTGCGGTTGCGCGCAAACCATCGTGGCCTCGACCTCGGTCACCTATAACCCGATCAGCCTGACGCACGAGTCGATCACGCTGTGGTTCGTCATCGGCTCGACCCTGTTCAAAGTGCCTGGCGCGCGCGGCACTGCCAAGGTGACCATCGGGGCGCAAGGTATCCCGTATCTTGAGTTCGAGTTCACCGGCCTGTTCACCGTGCCCGCCGAAGGCAGCCGGCCAACGCCGACGCTGACCGCGTGGAAGAAGCCGACGGTTGCCAGCAAAACCAACACGCCGGTGTTCACCATTGGTGGCACCTCGTTGGTGATGCGGCAATTCGCGCTGGACCTGGGCAACCAGATCGAGACGCGGTTCCTGATCAACTCGGAAAGTGTAATGCTGGTCGACCGCGCCGAAACCATCGACGTGACGGTCGAGGCCGAACCGCTGACCACGATCAACCCGTTCCAACTGGCGGTGAACCAGACGCAGACGCCGGTGATTGTGCAGCACGGCGTGACTGCTGGCTCGCGCATCACCATCAACGCGCCGCTCGCGCAAGTGCAGCGCCCCACGGGCGTCGAAGAAAACCAAGGCATCGCCGAATGGCCGCTGAAGCTGATCCCGCAGCAAAACGCAGGCAACGACCAGTGGACGCTGGCGATCACTTAAGCCTTCCCTTTAATCTGGAGCCCCAAATGACCTTCAAGCTGCAAAAGCACCCGACGTTCCGCACCACGGCCACGATCAACGTGCCGACCGATGGCGGCACCATCGCACAAACCTTGTCTGTCCGGTTCAAGGTGCTTCCCGAAGACGCCACGAACCTCGAACCGCTGGAGTTCCTGCGCCAAGCGGTTCTGGGCCTTGATGATGTTGTCGATGACCAGGACGCGCCGCTCGCGTTCTCGCCCGAGCTGCTCGAGGACGTCATTGCGCCGCCTTATGTGCGGATCGGTCTGATCAAGGCCTATTGGCAAGCGCTGGCCGGGGCAAGGGCGGGAAACTGAAATGGGCGGGCGAGGCATGGGCGACCGGCCAGTTGCGCGGCAGTGGCCGCGATGACGAGCTGGACGCCGATGCGCGGTTCTGGGGCCTCGACCCCGCCCTGTTCCAGCCAGAGGAGCCGATTGGCCTCTGGGAATGCCACGCTGCCGCTCTGCACGCGTTTCTGGTGGTTGAAAGCCAGTGGCGGGTGGTGTCGCTCGCGCAGGGCGGCCTGATGTGGGTCGGCCTTGATTATGCGGGCGTTAGCGCGGGCCTGTGCGGCGCTGGACTGAAGCTTTCGCCCGAACAGTGGGCAGACCTTCAGTTGATCGAAACCGGGGCGCTGAACGCCCTAAATCGGGTGCGGATGCAATGACTCTGGCTCTATCACTGCTGCTGAAGGCCGATGCCGGACAGGCCACCGCCGCGCTGAAGGCGGTGAAGGGCGACTTGGCGGGGGTGCAAACCGCTGCCGTCGGAATGTCATCGGGCACGAACACCGCCTCGACGTCCGTTAAAACTCTGACGACCGCTGCCGATTCCGCTGCCGCCGAGCTAACACAGCTCGCGTCTGCCGAGAGCAGGGCAGCAACCACGGCGGGTCAGTTGCGCACCGCGCATCAGGGTGCCGCCGGATCGGTCGGGAACCTCGTTTCGCAGTTCAATGACATCGGCATGATGATCGCCGCAGGGCAAAACCCACTGCAACTTGCAATCCAGCAGGGCAGTCAGATCACGCAAGTCATCGGGCCGATGGGCGCAGGCGGGGCCGTGAAGGCCCTGGGCGGCGCGTTGGTGGGTATGCTGAACCCTGTCAACTTGGTGACATATGCGGTGATCGCGGGCGGGGCAGCTTTCGTCCAAGCATTTTTCGCTGGCGGTGAAGAGGTCATCTCGATGGGGGATGCCATCGATGATCTGGCCACAAAGATCGCGGATTTGCGCAAGGGTGGCGTCGCTGACATCGATGCCTTGCGCAAAGCTTATGGTGAAGTGAATGCCGGTGTTCTGGACGTCGAGGATGCCCTGCGCCGTCTGGAAACTGTGAAGGTATTTCAGGCACAGACAGCAGCTATCAAGGCGCTGAAGGCAGAAACGGAAGGCAGCTGGTTTGCAGCCTTTACGGATGACCGCTTTACGCAAGGCGGTCAGATCGCCGACCTTTTGAATAGCGACTGGCTTGTAAACGGTAAGCTGGTGGCGACCGACGCCGTCAACACGTTCCGAGACACGCTGAACTCCTTGGATACGGCGAAAGGCCCCTCAGCCCAGATCGCTGTTTTCCAATCGCTGCAAAATCAAATTCTGCAGGCCACGGGCGGCATCGATCTGATGACCGCCAGCCAGCTTGAGTTTTACCAAAATCTGGTGCTGTCAGAGCAGCAGCTGCGTCAGTTCAAGCAAGTGCAACTAGAGTCTGCGCAAGCAGCGGAAAAAGCTGCGCGCGCCGCTGGCACTGATAACGGTCGCATGGGCGGGCCGATGGCTTCGGATTACAAGCCAGCAGACGAGAACGTGGCGGCAGATCTGACAGCAGCAAACGAAATGCTGGCGACGCTACAGCAACAAGCAGATGTCCGGGCTACGGCGGCCCAGTATGGGCACGATTCGGCGCAAGTTGCGCTTGAGGCGCTTGAGGCTGAGCGGGCGAAAAATGCCGAGATGGTTCAGGGTTTGGATATCTCTGAAAGTCTCAAGGCTGAGTTGATTGCCGCATGGGATGCTGCAAACGGAATCGGGAGTGCTCGGATCAAGGCGATGCTTGAGGCGGCTTTGGGTCCGGCTTCTCAGCTTGCGCAGCTGATGGCCCAAGCGGCGTCCTCGTTTGGCTCATTGCCATCGATGAACGGGGCGCTGAAAAAGTTCTCATCCGGGGCAAATGCCGTCGCCGATTGGTGGGGCGGGCTGGACGATAGCGCGCTTGCGCCGAAAACTTCGCCTCGGCCAAAGCCTGCGCCCCCATTGCTGGGTGAAACCGGCACAGTGGCAGGGAGAACTCGGAGCGCTGCCGGGGCACGCGCCGAGCGCGACGCCGTGGCCGAGCTGATTGCCAAGCTGGAGGACGAGGCGGCGATCCAGCGCGAACTGGACCCGGTGAAGGCAGAGATGCTGAAGCACCGCAAGGATTTGGCGACGGCTACTACCGAAGAGCGTGCGCGGGTCGAGGAGTTGATCCGTGCAGAGCAGCAGCTGAAGGCTGTCGAAGAACTCAACGATTTCTTGAACACCTCGTCGATGGACCTGCTGAAGGGGCTGGCGGCGGGCGGAGACGAAGCCACCAACGCGATGAAGCGGCTTGGCAGCGCCATCTTGGACGCGGCGATGCAAGCGTTGCTGCTTGGGAAAGGGCCGCTTGCGGGCATTCTCGGGATCAGCGGCGGGCTGTTCAGCAGCGGCGGTGCTTCGGCAACCGGCACTGGCAGCTTGGGCCTGCCGATGCCGTTTGCGGATGGCGGCATGATCTTCGGGGCAGGTGGGCCGCGCGACGACAAAATCCCCATGTGGGGCAGCGCCGGAGAATACATGGTCAACGCCCGCGCGACCGCGAAATACAAGCCGCTGCTCGACCGGATCAACTACGGCGGCGATATTCCCGGCTTTGCTAATGGCGGCATGGTCGGCGGCGGCAAGGGCGGCGGCGGCCTTGGCAGGGCGGAACGCGCACTGGAAGTGCACAACCATATCTACAGCCCCACCGGCAATACCGAGATCCACGAGCTGGTGCTGCGGGCAACCAAGGCGGGCATCGAAGAATATGACCGCGAAGCGATGCCTTACCGCGTCAAAGACATCGTCAATCATCAACGGAAGGTGGGCTGAGCATGGCTTACAGCTTCCCGCTATCCACCGCGGCCTTCATGGACCTGCTGCCAATTCAGCAGATGTTCTGCGATGCGCCCGAGCAGGTGGAAATGTCGCAAACCGGCGGCGGTGAGCTGCTGCGGGCCGATCTTGCGCCGATGCTTTGGGCCGGGGAAATCCGCCTTGGGCCGATGGCAAAGGCCGAGTCGGCGGTGCCGGAGCTGATGCTGGATCTGCTGCGGCCTGCCGGGCGGACCTTCTATTGCTACGATGCGCGCCGGGCTTACCCGCTGCTTGACCCGACCGGATTAATTCTTGGGGCGGCGACGCCGACAATTTACGCGCTGGTCGCGGGCGGGCGCGAGATGCAGCTGCAAGCCCTACCGGTGGGCTACAACCTCAGCCCCGGCGACTATCTGGCGTTTGATTACACGGTGGCCTCGGTCACCCGCCGGGCCTTGCACCGCATCGTCAGTGACCCTGCAGTGGTGCCTGCGGGCGGGATATCGCCGGTCTTCGAGGTCACGCCAATGATCCGCCCAGGAGCGGTGACTGGCACGGCGGTGACGCTGATCAAGGCCTCTTGCAAGGCGGTGCTGGTGCCGAATTCGGTCAGCAAGGGCAACTCTTTGCGCGGCCTCACCCGAGACATGAATTTTCGTTGGCAACAGACGCTGAGGTAACATGCGCAGCTATACCACGCCCGAAATCACCTATCTGCAAAGCCGCAATGGCTTTGTCACCCGTGCGCTGTTCTGGGTGCAGCCGCGTGACCGTGCCACCGGCAACCGGGTCGGCTTGGGCTTCTGGACGGGCGAGGATGACCGTTCTTTCACGCTTGGCGGCGTGGCGCGGACCTATGTGGGCGGCGGCGCGCTGAAGGCGCTGGACGCAGTCGTAATGCAGACGGGTGTGGTGATCCGCATGCAGCGGGTGAGTCTGTCGCCGCTGTTTGATTCCGTGGCCCAGCTGCTGCGCGGCTATGATGCATGGCGCGCGCCTGCGGAAATTCATCGGGCGTTTTACAACCCTTTAACCGGGGCTTTGATCGACACGCCAAAGCGGCTTTGGAAGGGCGTGATTGACAGCGCACCGATCCAGACGCCCGCCATCGGCGGCGAGAGCATGGCCGAGGTGACCCTGTCGTCCGCTGCCGAGGCGCTGACGCATGGCCTGACGCTGACCCGCAGTGACGCGGTGCAAAGCCAGCGCGGCGGGGACCGATTCTATCGCTACAAGGATGTGTCCGGCTCGGTCCCCGTGACTTGGGGCGAAATTCGCGCGGCCAGCACGGGGGCAAGCAAATGAGACACGCAGATTGGAAAGTCGCTCTGATGCAATACCTCGCGGACTGCGCGCGCACCCCGTATCAGCCGGGCCAGCATGACTGCGCGCTGTTTTCGGCCGGGGCGGTCGCGGCGATGACCGGCACTGACTTTGCTGCGGACTGGCGGGGCACTTACACGACCATTGAAGAGGGGCTTAAAGCCCTTGTGAAGGCAGGGTTTGCCGACCACATCGCCATGGCTGCAGCACATTTTGAAGAGGTTGCTCTGTCTTTCGCGGGGCCGGGCGATCTTGCGGTCATCGCTTCGCCCTTGGGCGACATTCTCGGCGTGGTGCAGGGCGAGGGTGTCTATGTGCTGACGACCGAGCGCATCGGCCTCTGGCCGCTGTCAGCGGCGCACCGCGCGTTCAAGGTGGTCTGAGATGCCACAGATCGGCGCAGCAATCGCAGGGGTCATCGGGGCGTTCCAAGCCACCGCAGTTGGCACCTTCCTCACCACGACCTTCACGGGCCGCCTGTTGGCCTCGGTGGCGTTGAGCGCGCTGCAGGCCGCGTTGGTGCCTAAGCCAAAGGCTCCGGGGATCACGACAGAGTTCACCGCCAACGGCGGCACCAATCCGTGCGGCTTCATCCTGGGCAAATACGCCACGGCAGGCGATGCGGTCTGCCCGCCGATGACGCACGGCGTCGTCGGGAAAACACCGAATGCCTATCTGACCTATGTGATCGCTTTGGGCGATGTTGCGGGCCAAACCCTTGAACGGGTGATGATTGACGGCGCCTATGTCGATCTTGGGGCCACGCCGCATGCTGACTACGGCCTGCCTGTCATTGGGCGCTATAACGGCTTTGCTTGGGTCAAATACTATGACGGCAGCCAGACGGTGGCCGACCCGATGCTGCTGGCAAAATATGGCACAGACCCCGAACGCCCATGGCTGTCTGATATGGTTGGCACCGGCATCTGCTATGCCATTTGCACCTTCCGCTTTAGCCGCAAGCTCTATCAGGCGCTGCCGAACGTGCTGTTCCAATGCGGCGGCATCAAGGTCTATGACCCGCGCAAAGATACGACAGTCGGCGGTTCTGGCGCGCATCGCTGGGGCACACCCTCGACCTATGAGCTGAGCCGCAACAATGCGGTGCTGGCCTATAACGTCGCGCGCGGCATCACGCTGGCAAGCCTTGGTGTCTGGGGTGGCAGCATCGCCGCCGAAGATCTGCCGCTGTCGAACTGGTTCACCGCGATGAACGAATGCGACACCACCATCGGCACACCGGCAGTGGCGCAGTATCAGGCCGGATACGAGGTGCGGGTCGATGCAGAGCCTGCGGCGGTACTGGAAGAGCTGATGAAGGGCTGCACCGGCCAGCTGGCCGAAGTCGGCGGCGAGTTCAAGATCAGGGTCGGCGGGCCGGGCTTGCCTGTGCTGTTCCTGACGGACGACGATCTGATCGTCACCGCGCCGCAAGACTATCAGCCGTTTGTGCAGGCCGATCAGCGCTTCAACGGCATTGACGCGAAATACCCTGATCCGGGGGCAGTCTGGCAGGCCAAGGCGGCACCGTCGCGTTACAACACCACATGGGAGGCCGAGGACGGCGCCCGCCGCGTCACCACGCTGGATCTGCCCGCCTGTCCCTTCCCGGACCAGGTGCAGCGGATCATGAACTCTTACATCACCGACGAGCGCCGCTATCGCCGCCACGGCCTGACGCTGCCGCCGGATGCAGCGGTGCTGGAGCCGCTGGACACAGTGAGCTGGACATCAACCCGCAATGGCTATGCTTCCAAGCTTTTCGAAGTGGCCGAGATCACTGATAACGTCGGCACGATCTTGCAGCGGGTGTCGATCCGCGAGTGTGATCCGACAGATTACAGCTGGTCGACGGGGTCGTTGGTGGCGGTGACGCTGCCGTCGGCAGAGCCGGTGGTGCCTGCAAGCCAGACCTTGAGTGCTTGGACGGTGACGCCAGTGTCGATCGCGGATGCGGCGGGCACGGCGCGGCGGGCGGCGATCAAGATGACCTGGTCGACCTCGGACATGGATGGCGTCGATTCCATCCAGTACCAGGTGCGGGTCGCCGCGACGGGTGTGGTGATCAAGGTTGGCACCACGACCGATGTCGCAGGCGGTGCAATCATCTTGGCCGAGGGCATCTTGCCGGGTGTGCTGTATCAGGCGCAGGGCCTGCCGATCGCGCGCAGCCGCGACACCAGCTGGACCGCCTGGACGGATTGCACATCCCCTTCTACCGGCTTTACCAACGCCGATTTTGTCGGCGGGGCCTATTCGACGCTGTTCACAAGCCAAGGTCTTTACGCGATCCGCGATGTCACTTCGCTGCCCGGTTCTGGCTCCTTTGTCGGCGAGAAGATCTTCAACCGCACCGACGGCAAGCTTTATCAGTGGACGGGGTCGGCATGGCAGCTCACCGTTTCTGATGTGGCTGCAGGGGCGGTGACCGCGACCAGCTTTGCCTCCGGCGTTCGCCCGATCGAGATCGTCAGCGCTTTGCCGACTACAGGCAACTTCCAAGGTCGCACCGTCATGCTGACCACGGACAATAAGCTCTACCGGCACACCGGTTCGCCAACGGGGTCAGCGGGCTTTACCTCCGTGGTGCCCACCGCCGACCTGACAGGTCAGGTGACAGGGGCGCAAATTTCTGACGCTGCAATCAGCCTGACCAAATTCGCGAGCGGCATCCAGCCGGTTGAGGTTCTTGCGACGCTGCCGACTACCGGCAACTTCCAAGGCCGGACGGTCATGTTGACCACGGACAACAAGATTTACCGCCACACCGGTTCGCCAACGGGGTCGGCAGGCTTTACTTCCGTGGTGCCTGCCTCCGACCTGACAGGTCAGGTGACAGGGGCGCAAATCTCTGACGATGCAATCAGCCTGACCAAGTTTGCCAGTGGCATCCAGCCGGTTGAGGTCCTTGCGGCGCTGCCGACAACCGGCAACTTCCAAGGCCGGACCGTATTTTTGACTACGGACAACAAGATTTATCGGCACACTGGTTCGCCAACGGGGTCTGCGGGCTTCACCTCTGTGGTGCCCACCACCGATTTGACCGGCCAAGTGGTGGGCGCGCAGATTGCTGACGCTGCAATCAGCACTGCAAAGTTCGCCGCTGGGCTGACCCCGGTTGAGGTCGTCGCGGCACTGCCCACGACGGGCAATTTCACCGGCCGCACGGTCATGCTGACCACCGATGGCAAGCTCTATCGCTATAGCGCCGGGGCGTTCACAAAAGCCGTCGATGGGGCAGATATCACGGCCAACACCATCACTGCTGGGCAGATAGCAGCGGCAGCGATTACGGCATCGGAACTGGCGGCGGGAGCCGTCACGACTGCCAAGCTGGCAACCGGCGCGGTGACCGCAAACGAGATTGCGGCAAATACGATCACGGCTGCGAAAATCGCGGCCAACACCATCACCACCGCCCAGATCGCAGCCAATACCATCGTGGCAGGCAATATCGCCGTCGGTGCGATTGGGGCTGATGAGATCGCGGCTGGGGCAATCACCGCCGAGCATATGCTGCTGCAGCCCGGCAACATGATTTCGAACAGCAAGTTTGTCAGTGGCGACTTGTCTGACTGGCGCAAATGGACAAACCCGACTTTCCAGTCTGTGGTGCCTCGTGCAACTGCTGGTGTGCCCACTGGCGCTCCGACGCTGAACGTCGCCAAGTTTTCAGCGACTGCGGCGGCGCAAGTCATCTCCACCTTTTCAGGCGCAGTAGCATATACCGACTCTGGGTCTGATCGAGCCGCTATGCCGATGCTACCGGGTCGCAAATACCGCGTAACTATTCAGGCTGCCGAAGATGCGACATACGCCGCTTCGGTGTTCCAAGTCATTATCTACTATCGGAAAACGGACGGAACGCCTGTTTATGGAGGCGCACCAATTTCCGCTGCAGCCTCGCTCAATTCAGTATGGCAGGAGTTCACAGGCATCTTCACCGCGCCAGCAGACATTGTTGGTGCATGGGCCTATGTCTATTCGTCGTCCGGCGCGGCTGGCTCAGTCTATTGGACCAACCTGTCGATCCGCGAAATGGCAGCCGCAGAGCTGATTGTCGACGGTACGATTACCGCAACGCAGATCGCGGCGAACACGATCACGGCTGCAAAGATCGCCGCTGGCACGATTACCGCCACCGAAATCGCCGCCAACACAATCACCGCCAGCCAGATTGCAGCTGGGGCGATTTCCGCATCGGAATTGGCAGCAGGTGCCGTCACCACCGCGAAGTTGGCGGTTGGGGCGGTGACGGCCAACGAGATCGCGGCCAATACCATCACCGGGGCAAAAATCGCTGCCAATACCATCACCGCAGCACAGATTGCCGCAAATACGATCACCGCCGGGCAGATTGCCGCTAACACCATTACCGCCGCGCAGATCGCTGCCGATACCATCACCGCAGGCCAGATCGCAGTTGGGGCGATTTCAGCATCAGAGCTGGCAGCAGGGGCCGTTACGACCGCAAAGCTCGCAGCTGGGGCGGTGACCGCGACGGAAATCGCGGCGGGCACCATCACCGGCGCCAAGATCGCGGCTAATACGATCACGGCAGGGTTGCTGGCGACCTCTGGCTTGATTACCAGCTCTGCGCAGATCGGTAATGGGTTGATTACAAACGCTCACATTGCGGGCACAATCCAGTCCACAAACTTTGTCACTGGCGTGTCGGGCTGGAAGATCGACAAGACCGGAGCCGCTGAGTTTAACGCCCTCATTGTGCGCTCATCGATTGTCGACGGCGCTGTAACCGACAAAATTTACGCATCCTATATAGGGCCATACGCCAGCGGACTTGCCTCTGGCGCTTCTGTCACAATACTGACCATGGGCATTGGTCAGACGCTGCCAAACGAGATCCGTAAATATGGGTTTGCCTACGAATGGCTGACCAACAACGGCGCTGTTTATGAAGTCCATTGCGACATTCGCTTCAAGTATGCGGGGGTCTGGGGCGGGTGGATTACGAAATCGACCGACACCGGTCCGACTTCGACATGGCAGGCCGCTGGCTATAGCGCGACTCTCTCAGGCGTATATGACAATGTGGAAATCCGGCTGGTAGTTTATCGTCCTGGATCTGTTGGCAGTCCTCCCACAAACTTCATCAAAAACGTCTACATGACCTGCGTCAACTTGGTGAAATGATGATAAAAAATTACGTTGAGTTGGATGAGAGCGGCACTTACCCGATACGCACCGGCGCGAATTTTGTTGTGCCGGTTGGGGCCGTCGAGGTGGATTTTGATGCCATCGACTATGCCTTGTGTATGTATGTCGATGGGCAGTGGGAGGCGCGTCCCGTGATAGCAGCGCCTGCGATCAAGGGCGGCTCGGTGACCTTCAGCCAGCTGCCCGATGGCACGTTTGTCACGGTCACAGATATCGAGGCCGGGTTTGATCTGGCCACGATTTCGGCTGTGAACGGCATCGTCGAGTTCGAACTGGCGGACTCGGCGGAGTATCTAATCCGCGCTGAGGCCCCGCTGCCCTGGATGGCATGGGAGGGCCGTTTGACATGCTGATCCATCGTGACCGTGACGCCATCGAATCCGCCCGTCTGCGCCGTCTGGCCGTCTCTAAAACCGAGGCCATCGCACGGGTTAATGTGGCCGTGACCGCTGCGCGCCGCCTCTATGTGACGGAGCTGCCGGGGCAAGAGATGGTCTACATGGCGAAGGAAACCGAGGCGCTGCGCTATCTTTCGTTGCCCGACCCTGATCTATCCGAGTATCCGCTGCTGTCTGCAGAGGTTGGTATCACCGCCCCCAGCGCCCATGAGTTGGCGCAAATTTGGGCCAATATGGGCGCGCTCTGGCGCTCTGCTGCGGCACAGATCGAAGGCATGCGGATGACCGCGCTGATCGCCATTGATGCCGCGCAAAGCGAGGCGGAACTAGAGAAAATCCTAAGTGCGCTGGGGGCCAATCCCACGCAGAACTTCGCCGTTTAACACCAGCTTAAACGGGAGGCCGGGGGAGTGCGCTAACACTCCCCCAAACACGGGGGCATCGTCCAAGAAATCCCCGCCGACCAGAGTAAACTTATGGTCGCTCCCACCCTCGAGGGCGCGGCAGGGTTAGGTCGATTCCACATGCCGGATCAAGAGATTCGTTGCTGCGCTTGTGCGCGGTTGTTATTCAAAATGGAGATTGGCGCGCTGAGCGGCGCGCTGTCCGTGAAGTGCCCGCGCTGCCGGGCCTTCAACCTTCTGAGGCCTTCTTTGAGCCCGAACCCAGAGCGCCACCCGCGCCACATTTCTTCGGAGCCTCAATGACCATTCACGAGCATACATCCATTGCCCCGGTGCGCCCGATTGCGCCCTGGCTGGGCGGCAAGCGCAACCTTGCCAAGCGCATCTGTGCGCTGATCGATCGCGATGACCACCTTAGCTATGCGGAGCCTTTTGTCGGCATGGGCGGCATTTTCTTGCGACGGACACGATGTCCGCGAGCAGAGTTCATCAATGACCGGGGCCGCGACGTCTATAACCTGTTCCGGGTGCTTCAGGAGCATTACGTCGCCTTTCTTGATCTGCTGCGGTTCCAGATCACGACGCAGGAAAACTTCAACCGGCTGGTCGGCGTCGACCCTGAAACCCTGACCGATATGCAGCGGGCGGCGCGGTTCTTGTACCTGCAGCGGCTGGCTTTTGGCGGCAAGGTTTCAGGGCGCAATTTCGGCCTCGCAACCGACCGTCCGGCACGGTTCAATTTGACCACGCTGGAGCCTGATCTGGAGGCCCTGCACAGCCGCCTTTCGGGCGTTACCGTCATGTGTCTGGACTTCGCCGAGTTCATCCGCCGCGTCGATAGTCCGACGACGCTGTTCTACCTCGATCCGCCCTATTGGGGCTGCGAGGGCGACTATGGCAAGCAGCTCTTCAGCCGCGATCGGTTCGAGGAACTGGCGGGCGTTCTGGACCATTTAAAGGGGCGTTTCATCCTGTCTTTAAACGACGTTCAAGGGGTGCGTGAAACCTTCAAGAACTTCCGGTTTCAGGAGGTGAAAACCACCTATACCATCGGGGCCAAAGGTGCGCAGCCGGAGCGTGCCGAGGTGCTGATCTCGAACTACGCGATCCCTTGAAAGGGCTGGGTTGAAGTGGCGTCGATCTGCTATGATCCTTCACATTAAAAGGAGCTTGCAATGACTGATCTGACCGATTTGCTCACCCTGCCTCTTGATACCATTGCAGTGCTTGCCGCAGGCTATCTTGGGTATCGCCTTGCCTATACCGGCAAGGATGCAGGCCACTCTGCCGTCGATACGGTATTCCTCAGTCTGGTGTATGCGGTGGTCGCCAAACTGGTGCTGCAATCGGCCCCGCTATTGCCGCAAGTGTTGCGTTCATTCGTGTTGCCGCTCGCAATAATCGCAGCGGTGCTACTGGCCGTGATCTGGCGGAAATGGGGGGAGAAAGGAGTATCCAAGACACTCTGTTGGCTTGGGGTATCGCAGTCTGATCGTCACAACTCGGCGTGGGGCTCGATCTTGGCCAACGATAACCTTGGGCTGACAACGCTGGTTGTTCGCAAGACGGATGGGTCACAAGTCAGATGCTGGCCGCTCGTTGATTTTGCGAAGGAACGTTTTGGCCCCTGCATCCTCGGTCAGGATGGATCAGTCGCGCTGTTCATCACACATTTCCGCCCGGCGTCGGAGCCAGCATGGATCGATGACGACCCGCGCGCCGGGCAAAGCGGTACCGCAATGACCTTCATCCCGGCAACTCAGATATCCGAGATCGAGTTCCACCGCTTCTAACTATCGCTTGCGGTCTGGCGGTGTGCCCTGATTTGTCTGGGCCGCCGTTGGCTGCTGCGAGTGAATGCTTATCTGCTCGCCCGCAATGTTCTTGGTTACCTTCTCGACCTGAAGCGAAACCTTGGCCTCTGAAGCCTTGTCCTTGTCTGCCATGCCGCACCCTTCGAACCAGATCAATATCTGGGTATCTAGCGGCTAGTTTAAATGAGTCGTAAAGCACCCGTTAAAGCGAACGTCTCGAAAACTGCGCTGCTGCAAACTCTGCTGTCAAACTGTGCAGACTCTGGTGTCACGCCACAGGCGCCTTGTGCTATGGCTGCGGTAATGTCGGGAAACACATA